CACCCCGCCCCCCAGCAGGAGGCCAGCGATGCAGCGTGAAGGCGCCGCCGGATTCCCGCCTCGTGTGCTGGCCTTCAAGCAGCGGGAGATCCGCGAGGCGTTCAGCCCGCAGGTCGAGTCCGAATCACGTGCTCGATTCGTTCGCGCATGGATCGGTGTTCGTCTGCGATCAGCGCGAGCAGTCGCTCGTCTGTTCTGGCGTCGAACAGCGGGCCGGCCATGACTTCGTTGTGCAGGCTCTCGAAGAGCGCGAGCAGAGTGCGCGGGTCCGGGTGCGTAGCAATCAGCGCTTGGGACAGGCTGAACATGATGACGTTCTCGGCGGTGACGCGGCGCAACTGGTCGCCGGAACTTGCTGTACTCATGGGTGCCCTCGTGCGTGAGCGCGTCGTTGTGGTGACACGCAGCGTAGCGCACGCAGGGCGCCCGCCCTACCGCAGGATCCGCTTGACGAGCCGCCTGAACTCGGCGGCGTCCTCGGGCGTCATTTCGCCGCTGCGCTCGGCCTTGGCGATCTCGGCGAGCAGGTGCCGCTTCTCGCGGTCCTTCTCCGGTCGCGACTGCGGCCCGTTCGGGCCCCAGCTCGTGACGTCGACGCCCGCCGCGGTCACGCGGAACGACGACAGCAGCAGGTCGCGGTCGGCAATGCGCTGCAGTTCCTTGGGTGTGGCGTTGACGATGGCTTGCAGCTTCGGATCCATGGGCATCGGTTGTCTCCTCTCGGATACCGCACACGTTGAGCGGCCCGAGCTTAGCCCCGCCGGCCTGAGCGCTGGCGGGGCGTTCTCTCTTTCCTGATCGAGCCACTTGCATGATCGCCAGTCTCTTTCGCTCGCCTCGCGCCGTCTTTACGTGGCCTTCCGTGGATCACGTGGGAGCCCGGAATGCAGGCTGAGCTGCCGTTCTTCGAGGGGCCCGAAGACGCGCTGCGCGCGGCCGTGCAGGCGCTCGGCGGAGCCAAGGCCGTGGGCGCCAAGGTCTACCCCGACAAGAGCCCGGAGCGCGCTGGTCAGCAGCTTCTCGACTGCCTCAACCCGGGCCGGCCCGAGAAGCTGGAGCTCGGCCAGATGCTGATGATCCTGCGCATGGCTCGCGACGCCGGCCACCACGGCGCGATGCAGTGGCTGGCGGGCGAGGTCGGCTATGACGCTCGGCCGGTGACGCGGGCGCAGGAGGCCGACCGGCTCGCGCTGGTGGTGGAGCAGTCCACGAAGACGCTGGGCGCCGCACTGGCTGCGCTGGAGCGGATGCAGCGGGCGAGGGCCGCATGACGATGCTGCAGTACTCCGCCGCGCTGGCGCTGATCCGGCGCTTGTCGCCGCCGGCGCCGCTGTGCGCCTGCTTCCCCGGCGCGTGCCGCAGCCAGGCGGTCAACGGCCTGACCCCGAGCGGGCAGCGGTGCCGGGCGGTGACGCCGGCGAAGGGAGCCTCGTCATGAGCGCGGAATCCATGCTGGGCCGGCGCAGTGAGCTGACGCCAGCGCAGATCCAGGCGCTGCCGCGCAAGCTGCTGGACGTGGCTTGCCGCATTCGCAGCGGCGAGACCTTGATCCGCGACGACGAGCTGGTGGACAACGCCTGCCACGCGCTGCACGACGCGCTCGACGAGATTGCCCGCCTGCAGGATGAGGTCGATCGGCTGCGCGAGGATCTCGGCCGCCTGTCGGCCGCGCACGCCGCAGCGCTGGCCTTGGTCGCCGACGTGCGCTTCGCAGTCGGCGACTACGGCAAGCGCATGCAGCCCGATCTGCTGGAGTACCTGCGCGGGCTTGCAGCCGATGCAAGCCGCTACTGCTGGATCCGGGACAACGACGATCCCGCGTGGCGGCCGTTTGCGCTGCGTGCCGGGTGTTCGGCCGGCGAAGCTGATGCGCTGGTGGATGCCGCGATGGCCGCGACGGGAGGCGCCTGATGCGCCAGGTAGCCGCGTTATTCGTCCGCGCCGATTCTGTCTACAAGGGCATGGCCGGCGTGGACTGCTACGACATCGAGCGCGATGCGCGCACGTGGCCCGGCGGGATGCCGGCGGTGGCACATCCGCCGTGCACACGCTGGTCGATGATCAACGGCGTGGTCTTGTCGCGGTACCCGCACAAGGCCGCCGAATTCGCGTGGGGCAACGACGGCGGCACCTTCGCGTGGGCCCTGGCTGCTGTGCGCCGCAACGGCGGCGTGCTGGAGCATCCCGCCGGCTCGCGCGCCTGGGCGTACCACAACATGCCGCGCATCGGTCGCGGCCCCGACCGCTCCGGCGGCTGGTCTTGCGAGGTGAGGCAGTGCGACTGGGGTCATCGCGCCGAGAAGCGCACCTGGCTCTACATCGTGGGCTGCGGCCCGGATGATCTGCCGCCCATCCCGCCGCGGCGCGCGGCCTCGGCGCTGGTGGTGCGCATGCCCGAATGCCGCAGCGTCGAGGTCATGAGCAAGGCCGAGCGCGAGCACACGCCGCCGCTGCTGGCCGAATGGCTCGTCGACCTGGCCCGCAGGACGCGCGTACCGGCGCGGGAGGCGATGGCGGCATGAGCGTCACCCGCCCTGCGCCGGAGCGCGTCGTCATCGGCAACGCCACGCTGTATTGCTGCGACGCGCTGGCAATGCTCGAAGCGCTGGTACCAGCCAGTGTTGACGCCGTGATCACCGACCCGCCGTATTCCAGCGGCGGCGCCTTTCGAGGCGATCGCGCAATGGACACGAAGTCAAAGTACTTGTCCAGCGGCAGCGGCAATCGCGACGTCACCCACAACTTTGGCGGTGACAACCGCGACCAGCGTTCGTTCCACTTCTGGTCGACGCTATGGGCTGCTGCAGCGCTGCGTGCGGCCAAGCCCGGCGCGCCTGCGCTGTTCTTCACCGACTGGAGACAGCTTCCCATCTCCACCGACTATCTGCAAGCCGGAGGCTGGGTCTGGCGCGGCGTTGTTCCGTGGGTGAAGAAGACCCATCGCCCGCAGATGGGTCGCTTTGGCGCCCAGTGCGAGTACGTCGTGTGGGGTAGCGCCGGCCCCATGCCGGCCGATCGTGGCGTCGGCTGCCTGCCTGGGTTCTTCGAGTACAGCTATCCCACCGACCGCGAGCACGTCACGCAGAAGCCGGTCGACTTGATGCTCGACATGGTCCAGATATGCGAGGGGGGGGGTGTCGTGCTTGATCCCTTCATGGGCTCCGGTACGACCGGGGTTGCGGCAGCGCATCTAGGTCGGAGGTTCATCGGTTGCGAGCAGAACCCGGAGTACTTTGCGATCGCGCGCCGACGAATTGAAGAAGCCTACGCCCAGAGGTCGCTGCTGCCGACAGAGTTGGCGCCAAGGGCCGAGCAGGGCGGGCTGTTCGAGGGCGCAGCAGCATGACCGATCTGCCCGAGCCGCTGGTGCCGCCCGAGGTCGACCTGCGCGGCCTGCCGCTGCCGCTCGCAGCGTTCGTTGAGATGGCGATGGTGCAGTTCGGCCTGGACCGGGAGACCGCCGAACGCATGATCAAGCGCATGGCGGAGGCGCAGGGCGTTCCGGTCGAGAGCGTGGGGCACGCGTGAACTTCTACGAGCACCACCTCGGCGATTACGACGGCGCCACAGCGCACCTGTCGTGGCTGGAGGACTGCGCCTACCGGCGCATGCTGTGCCTCTACTACCGCACCGAGGCGCCGCTGCCGGCCGACGTGAAGCAGGTGTGCCGCCTGGTGCGCGCCACGTCGAAGCCGGAGCGCGACGCGGTGCAGCAGGTGCTGACCGAGTTCTTCGAGCTGGCCGGCGACGGATGGCATAACGGTCGTTGCGATGAGGACATCTCGGCGTACCACGATCTGGAGCCCGAGCGCGAGGCCAAGCGCGAGAACGCAAAGGAGCGCCAGCGCCGGGCCCGCGCACGCCGCGCCGAGCTGTTCGAGGTCCTGCGCGGTCACAACATCGTGCCGCCTTTCGACACGGCAACGAAGGCGCTTGAAGCGCTGCTGTCACGCGTGACGGGGGCGTTACCTGTCACGGCGCCCGTCACACCTGTCACGCGTGACGACACGGCTACCCATACCCACCTCCCACTTCCCACTTCCCACTCCCCAGTACCCAAACCGGTAGTGAAGGACATTCCGCCTTCGGCGGGCGCGGCAGCGCCACCGTCGGCTTCGCCGCCAAGCCCCGAAGACCGGATCTTCGCCCTCGGCGTGCCGCTGCTGACCGCCGCCGGCGTGGCCGAGCGCAACGCCAGGTCGATGCTGGGCATGCTGCGCAAGCGGCACGGCGACGAGGCGGTGGCCGACGCCATCGACCGCTGCGCGGCGCTGCAGGTGTCCGAGCCGGTGAGCTGGCTGCAGGCGGCGCTCAAGCCCAAGCCCGAGGCGAAGACGGCGCAGCCCGGCGCCCGGCGCGACATCTTCGCGGGGCTGGAGCGATGAGCGGCCTCAGGAGGCGCGCGGCGATGGCGGGTGATACCCCTGGTGCACCCATGCCGCGATCGGCGCTTGTGGGCCGTTCTGATGGCCTTGGCGGGCATGTTTCCGGCGGGGTCTCAGTCCGCAAGATGCTTCGGGGTGGCCGATGAGCCGCTTCCTGCCCAAGCCTCGCGGCCTGTGGCGGCTGGACCGCGAGTTCCCGCCGCGCTGGGCCAACCTGCCCGAGGCTCCGGTGATGGTCAGCCTCTGCGGCGCCGAACTGCCGTGGCACGGCATCGTGCTGGAGGCCGATCCTGGCCGCGACTACGACTGGTCCCGCCTGGCGGCCTTCTACGCCCAGATCCTCGTGCGGCCGGGCATCGACGCCACGCGCGCCGTCAAGGCCCTCATGCCGCTGGTCGCGCCATGCCTGCAGGTCATCGACCTGGCGCACTGGCGCTGCTGGAACCTCGTTTCGCTCACCCCGCGCGTCCGCTCGTTCGAGTCGCGCATGCCCGAAAGGCCCGAAGGATGGAGATGATCGACATGGCCGACCTGGCCGCCTACGTGCAGGTGCCAGACCTCGAGGCCAAGGTGCAGAGCGCGTCGGAGTACCTGCCGCAGACGCTGCGCGAGTTCGCGCCCGAAGACGATTCCGGAAGCCGCATGTACGCGCCGTCGATGCTGCTGCAGAACGCCCGCGGCTTGCGCTTCCGGCCCGGCGAGGTGACGGTCTGGGCCGGCTACAACGGGCACCGCAAGTCGATGCTGACGAGCCAGGCCGCGATCGACCTGTGCGTGCAGCGCCAGCGCGTGCTGATCGCGTCGCTGGAGATGGCGCCGGCACGCACGCTGGCACGCATGTCGCGGCAGGTGGCCGCGGTCGAGCGGCCGGCTCGCGCAACCGTCGAAGCCTTCCACCGCTGGGCCGACGGTCGGCTGTGGTTGTTCGATCACGTCGGCGCGATCGACGGCGAGTTGTGCATCGCGCTGTGCCGCTACTTCGCCGACAAGCACCAGGGGCAGCACGTGTTCATCGACTCGATGATGATGGTCTGCGGCAGCGAGGAACACCTCGACGAGCAGAAGCAGTTCGTCACGCGGCTGTGCCGCGCGGCTGTCGAGACGGGCCTGCACCTGCACCTGGTCGCGCACTGCCGCAAGCCGAGCAACGGCGACGACGGCGACCCGCCGACGAAGTACGACGTGAAGGGCTCCGGCGCGATCTCGGACCAGGCATCCAACGTCGTGATGGTCTGGAGCGACCGCGCAAGGGCCGCCGCGGCCGCCGCCGGCAATCCGGTCGACGGCGCGAAGCCCGACGCGCTGATGACGGTCGAGAAGCAGCGCAACGGCGCCTGGGAAGGCCGCGTGAAGCTGTGGTTCGACGGCGGGTCGCTGCGCTTCACGTCCGACGGCAGCGTGCCCGAGCCCTACGAACTGCGGCCGCTGAACAGCACCATGGAGGCCTTCTGATGTGCGCCCACAACGGCATGTCGGCCAAGGTGCTGGCCTACGTCCGCCGGCACCCGGGCTGCCTGCGCACCGAGGTCCTGGAGGCCCTCGGCCTGCCCGGCAACAGCACCATCCCGACGTACTGCGTGCGCGAGGGCCACTGCTTCAGCGCCGGCCCGCGCCGCGCGCTGCGGTACTACCCGACCGCCGAGCAGGCGCAGGCGGCCGACGCCATGCATCGCGCCGAGGCTGAGCGCAAGACGCAGGCGGCCCGCGAGGCCGCACGCCGGCGCGGCAATCTCAAGTTGCGCATCGCCCGCCAGGAACGCGGCGCCAAGCCGAAGCAGACGCGACCCGGCCAAGGCCTCGCGCTCGACCAGCAGACGATGGTGAGCGCGGACTGCAAGTACACCGCCTGCCCGAGCGGCCAGGACTTCAGGCACTCGCTGCGGCCGGGCGAGGTACAGCCGTTCTTCAGCTCGATGGCGCCCGGCAGCTACCTGCGCACCGGCTCCGCGATCGAGCGGGCCTACGCGGCGAGGACCGAATGACCGAAGCCCTCGTCATCCTCGTCGACGGCCGCCAGGTGTCCAGCGACTCCGAGGCATGGCGACACGAGTCGGAAGCCCGCGCCATCGCCGCGCTGCCCACGCTGCAGGAGCGCCGCGCCTGGCTCGGCGACATCG